CGGTGAAAACCTGCGTGAAATTGGCTTTGACCCATGGGGCGCAACGCAATTCAGTCTGTCACTGGCGGAAGAAGGCGTACCCATGGTCGAGGTTGCACAGACTGTTCGTAACCTTTCAGAAGCTATGAAAGAAACGGAGGCTCTGGCTTATGCAGGTCGGCTTCACCACGGTAATCACCCGGTAATGACCTGGATGATGAGCAACGTCACTGCCAAGGTCGATAAGAACGACAACATCTTCCCCAACAAATCGACGCCTGAGGCGAAGATAGACGGCCCGGTAGCGATGTTTACCGGACTGAGTCGTCTCATCCTGAATGGCGGAGAAGAACCACAGGATTTAAGCGGCTTCTTTGATAATCCCATAATGGTAGGTTTCTGATGAAAGAGAACAAACAGCCCGGCAGGGTGAAAAGCGCACTGCTGAACTGGCTGGGTGTGCCGATCGAACTGACGACGGGAACCTTCTGGCAGGAATGGATGGGCATGAGCAGCAGTGGAAAGGTGGTATCAGCTGACAAAGCGATCCACCTTTCTGCCGTCTGGGCCTGCGTACGTTTACTCAGTGAGTCAGTGTCTACGCTGCCGCTGAAGATTTACGAGCGCCAGCCTGACGGGTCACGCAAGCCCGCCACTAATCACCCGGCTTATCAGGTACTCTGCCGCCGTCCCAACCTCGAAATGACGCCTTCACGCTTCATGCTGATGCTGGTAGCCAGCATTTGCCTGCGTGGTAACGCCTTTGTCGAGAAGAAGATGATCGGTAACCGGCTTGTCTCGCTGGTGCCACTCCTGCCGCAAAATATGGTGGTGAAGCGGCTGGACAATGGCAGCCTGGAATATACCTATACAGAATCTGCAACGTCCCGCGTTATTCCAGCCAAGAACATCATGCACATTCGCGGCTTCGGTCTGGATGGCGTCTGCGGCATGATGCCGATGATGGCTGGCCGTGATGTGATCGGTTCAGCAATGGCCGTTGAAGAGTCGGCGGCAAAAATATTTGAGAACGGTCTGCAAAGCTCCGGTTTTCTCAGTGCTGATGGCGCGCTGAATGAAGAACAGCGGGAAAGGCTTCGCGGCTATATGGCGAAGTTTATTGGCTCCCGTAATGCCGGGAAGATTATGGTGCTGGAAGGCGGGCTGAAATATCAGAACGTCACCATGAATCCCGAGGCGGCACAGATGCTGGAGTCCCGTGCGTTCAGCATTGAGGAAATCTGTCGCTGGTTTCGCGTGCCGCCGTTTATGGTCGGTCACGCGGACAAGCAAAGCAGCTGGGCATCCAGCGTTGAGGGGATGAACCTGCAGTTCCTGACCAACACGCTACGCCCGTTGCTGGTGAATATTGAGCAGGAGATTTCCCGCTGCCTGCTGGATGGCGACGAAGACCTGTTTGCTGAGTTCTCTGTTGAAGGTCTGCTCCGTGCTGACAGCGCCGGGCGTGCTGCATATTACACAACCGCACTGCAGAACGGATGGATGTCGCGCAACGATGTGCGCCGCCTGGAAAATATGCCCCCGATCGAAGGTGGCGATATTTATACCGTGCAGCTCAACCTGACGCCGCTGGAAGATCTGAAGAAAAACAGCCAGGCAGCGCAGGCCGCTAACCTTCTGAAAATCCATAACTACGTTTTCCCTGATATTCCTTTCGAACAATCCCCGCTGAAAAAGGCGGCTTAGGAGCTATTCCATGACACTGAAAAGCCTTCCGGCTGCACCGGCGGGGCGGCCTTCTGCGCTCTCAAAACGGGACTTGCCGTCTGCTGCCATGGAGCGCTGGAACGGCGGCATCAAGGCCGCTAACGCTGATGAAAACAGCATTTCAATATTTGATGTGATCGGTGCGGACTACTGGGGCGACGGCGTAACCGCCAGTCGTATCGCCGGGGCGCTCCGCTCCCTAGATGGTGCTGACGTTACGGTCAACATCAACTCCCCTGGCGGCGACATGTTCGAAGGCTTGGCGATTTATAACCTGCTTCGTGAGTACCGGGGCAAGGTTACGGTGAAGGTGCTCGGCCTTGCGGCTTCAGCGGCCTCCATTATCGCCATGGCCGGGGATGATATTCAGATTGGCCGTGGCGCATTCCTGATGATCCACAACTGCTGGGTTTATGCGATGGGTAATCGTCACGATCTGGCTCAGATAGCGGCCGATATGGAGCCGTTTGATAAAGCCATGGGTGACATTTACTCCGCCCGTACCGGTCTCGGCATGGATGAAGTGGCCGCAATGATGGACGGTGAAACCTACATTGGCGGCAGCGACGCGGTCGAAAAAGGTTTTGCCGACCGGCTTCTGTCCGCTGAGGAAATCGCGAATGACGACGACAGTCCGGCGGCCGCACTGCGCAAGCTCGATGCGTTACTGGCAAAAGCCGACACGCCCCGATCTGAGCGTCGAAAACTCCTGAAAGCTTTAACCGGCAGCAAGCCAGGCGCTGCTGCCGCTCATGATGGTACGCCGGGCGCTACCGAAGAAATCAATCCTGACGATCTTAAACAACTTGAAGACGCCCTGGCGGCGTTCGGCCAATAAGGAAAGACCATGTCTGAAGTTAACGAATTACTGAAAAAAGTTTCTGCGAAGCTGGAAGAAGTTTCCGGCACCTTCAGCCAGAAGGCCGAAGACGCCCTGAAAGAGGCAAAAAACTCCGGTCAGCTGTCGGCTCAGACCAAAGATGCGGTAGATAAAATCGCTTCCGAATTTAATGCTCTGAACGAAGCGAACAAAACGCTGAAAGCCTCTCTGGGTGAGCTGGAACAGCACGTTGCCAATATGCCACTGAACAACGCGAAAAAGGTTGTTGAGACGGTAGGTCAGGTGGTCATCAGCTCCGAAGCACTGAAAACCTTTGCGGCCAGCGTTGAAGGCGGCAAGCGCGTCAGCGTACCGGTTAATGCAGCATTGCTGTCAACGGATGTGGCAGAGGGTGTGGTAGAGCCGCAGCGTCTGCCGGGTATCGATACCGCGCCGAAACAGCGCCTTTTCATTCGTGACCTGATTGCCCCGGGCCGTACCGCATCACCTGCGATCTTCTGGGTGCAGCAGACTGGCTTTACTAACGCCGCTGCGGTTGTGCCTGAAGGCACCACGAAGCCGTACAGCAACATTGAGTTCGCTACCAAAATTACTCCGGTCACCACCATCGCGCATATGTTCAAAGCGTCCAAGCAGATTCTGGATGACTTTGCGCAGCTGCAGTCCACGGTTGACGCTGAGATGCGCTACGGCCTGAAGTATGTCGAAGAGCAGGAGATTCTGTTTGGCGACGGCACCGGCGCACACCTGCACGGCATCGTGCCGCAGGCGACCGCGTTCAACGCCGCATTCACCGTCGAGCAGCAGAACGGTATCGACGATCTGCGTCTGGCCATGCTGCAGGCGCAGCTGGCACGCTTCCCGGCGTCCGGCCACGTTCTGCACTTTATCGACTGGGCGAGGATCGAGCTGACCAAGGACACGCTGGGCCGCTATATCCTGGCGAACCCGGCGGCCCTTACCGGGCCAACCCTGTGGGGCCTGCCGGTGGTCGCGACCGAGGCCGCGGCATTCCAGGGCAAGTTCCTGACCGGTGCGTTCAACGCTGCGGCGCAGTTGTTCGACCGTGAAGACGCCAATGTGGTGATCTCCACCGAGAACGCCGACGACTTCGAGAAGAACATGATCTCGATTCGCTGCGAAGAGCGTCTGGCTCTGGCGGTGAAGCGTCCGGAAGCGTTTATTTATGGCTCCTTCACTGCGCCTGTCGCTGGTGGTGCGTAAACCTTAACGGCGGCCTGCGGGCCGCTTTTCTTTTTCCTTAAAGGAGACAGCCATGGAGCTGATCGCTATCAAGCCCATCTACTTTGAAGGCAACGTGCTTACTGAAGGCACCGCGTTTGAGACGCTGGAGCAACACGGCCGAGACCTTCTGGCCAGCGGTTACGCTCAGGAGCCTGGCGATAAGAAGCCGGATCCGGATAAAGAGCAAAAGCCGAAAGGTAATGGCAAGGCCAAATAAGGAGCGGGCATGCTGACCAAAGAGCAGGTTAAGCGCCACTGCAACATTGAGCGGGATTTCACGGAAGACGATATCTGGATCGATACCAGCATTAAAGCTGCGGCGCGGTACGTCGAAACGTGGACCCGCCGTCGGCTCTATGATACGGCTGATGATCCAGGTTATCTGGCTGACCCTGATCGGTTGCTTTATGGCGCAGATATCGAAATGGCCATGCTAATGCTTATCGCACACTGGTACGCCAATCGTGAGACGGTCAGCGCTGGCAGCAGCACTTCCGCTTTGGAGTTCTCAACTGAAGCACTTCTTCAACCTTACCGGATATATGGCGTATGAAAGCGGGCCGATTGCGACATCGGGTTACGTTACAAAAGCCAGCGTCGGGGCGCCTGCCTTCCGGGCAGCCTGCCACTGGCTGGGTGGATGTAACTTCTGTCCGCGCTGAGGTGGCGGACGTGTCCGGGCGAGAGCTGATAGATGGCGGCGCTGAGATAAGCAGCACCACTACACGGATCTGGATGCGTCGCTACCCTGGCATTCAGGTATCAACGGGATGGCGTGCCATTCACCTGCTGCCAACCGGAAATGGAGAGATATACGACATCAAGTCGGCTATCTCTGCCGAGAACGGTACCCGCCTGGAGTTGCTTTGTGAGAAGGGGGTGAAGCAGTGATCTCAACGAGTCTTGATTTCTCCGGCTTGGCCGATATCGCTACGGATCTGGAAACGCTAAGCCGGGCAGAAAATAACAAGGTTTTGCGTGATGCCACCCGTGCGGGCGCTCAGGTTCTGAAAGAAGAGGTAGAGAATCTCGCGCCAGTCAAAACCGGCAAGATGAAAAAAAACGTGGTGGTGGTGACCCAGAAAGGGCGCCGCCGCGGCGAAATCACTTCCGGCGTACATATCCGGGGAGTCAATCCGGACACTGGCAACAGCGATAACACAATGAAGGCGGACAACCCGCGCAATGCGTTTTACTGGCGTTTTGTGGAGCTCGGTACATCGAATATGCCCGCGCATCCCTTTGTCCGCCCGGCGTTTGATACCCGGCAGGAAGAAGCAACGCAGGCAGCGCTGGCGCGAATGAATCAGGCTATCGACGAGGTACTGGCGAAATGACCGAAGCCGATATTTATCCACGCCTCAGCGCGCTGGCCGGCGGCAACGTCTTTCCGTACGTGGCGCCGCAGGGAACCTCTGCACCATGGGTGATCTACCTGTTGCCTTCCTCAGCCAGTGAGGATGCTTTCTGCGGACCGGCAGAAACAGCAAGCACGGTTCAGGTTGATGCGTGGGCCTCGTCGATTGATGACGCCCGGGCGCTGCGTAATCAGGTTAAAGCCGCTCTGGCCGATCTGCATCCTGTTGGACTGAACGAGATCAATGACTATGAGCCTGACACCGGACTTTACCGGGCCACGCTTGAAGTTCAGATCTGGCAATAAATCATCATCACATTAACTCTGCCGCCTCCGGGCGGCTTTTTTATATCCGGAGATCACCATGTCCTCTAAGTACGAAAAAACACAGGGAACGAAAATCAACGTTTCCGCCGATCCGGCAACTTCAGCCAATCCCACCGGCGCAACCTGGCAGTCTATCAACTGCTCGACCAAAGAGCTGAGTTATACCGGGGGCCAGAAGTCAGATATCGACACCACCACGCTCTGCTCTACCGAGCAGGAGATGACGAACGGCCTGGCCGCGCCGGGTGAAATGACGGTTTCCGGAAACTGGTCCTCAGAAGAAGAGGGGCAGAACACGCTGCGCACCGCTTACGACACTGACGCGCTGCATGCGTTTCAGGTGATCTTCCCGTCCGGCAACGGTTACGCGTTTCTGGCTGAAGTGCGCCAGAACAGCTGGAGCCTGGGCACCGCCGGGGTGGTGACCGCATCGTTTACGCTGCGCATCAAAGGCAAGCCCGTCCCGATCGTCCCTGCACCCTCTGCAGGCTAATAACAGCGGCGAAAGCCGCTTTTTCTGACTTCAAACGAGAAAAATGAAATGGCCAATAAGGTTTCACAGAGTTCACTTCGCTCGCTCGCGCTGGCGCCGATGGCAGGCTTCCGTACCAAAACCATCACCGTTCCGGAGTGGGAAAACGCCAGGGTAAAACTGCGTGAGCCGTCAGCGCAGGCCTGGCTTGAATGGCAGCAGGTGCTTAACCCGAAGCAGGGAGAAGGCGAACCAGAAGAGCTGACAGCAGCCGAACGCGCGCTGCGTAACAAGAGCGCTGATGTGGTGCTGTTTATTGACGTGCTGCTGGAGGAAGACGGCACGCAGGTCTTCAGCGAAGAGGATAAGCCGCAGGTCGAGCAGTTCTATGGCCCGGTACACTCCCGCCTTCTCAAGCAGGCGCTTGACCTGACTACTTCGGCGGCCGAGGTGGAAAAGCCGTAAGCCAGCCCGGCACGTTCTTCCTGATGACGCTGGCGCTCCGTCTGGGGCGCACGCTTGATGAACTGAAGCAAACCCTGACGGCCAGGGAGCTGCGCATGTGGATAGAGTTTGACCGCATCAATCCCATCAGCGATCGGCGCGGCGATATTCAGGCGGCGCAGATTTCCGCCGCCGTGCTTAACTCGCAGGGCGCTAAGGTAAGCATGGATGATGTGGTCCTCCAGTGGAATGTGACTGAACAGGAAGAGAGCAATGACGGGCTGGAAGGGTTCTTCGCCGCGCTGGCTGGCTGACCGATAGATTTTCAATTAAAGGGATTAAAGTATTTATGAAGTGATGCCTCAGTGTTAATAACCTAATTGCATATTGTTTATCAAGTTGTAGAATTAACCTGTTCTTTTCTAAAAGGTATGAGACATGAAAACAAAAATTGCAATTGGTTTAGTTTCTCTGACATTGTTTGGATGCACAGCAGGTGTAGAACAAAGAAATGCTGAAAAGCAAAAAGCTTATTCCGATCTAACTAAATGTGAAAATATTAGTGGGAAAGACTCAATCTCAACATCGGATAGAGCTACTTTCGCCAAGGCTCTTAAATCTGAAGCAGCGATTACATCATTAGAAAAAAGCACGGTGAAATACAAGCTTGATACTCTCCAGGTTATTGGCTGGGATAATAACGTTGCCGATGCTGTTGCCGATTGTGCGATAAAAAAGAAAGAATATCGAATTTCCATCATGAATAGAGCTTTCAAAGATATGCGCGACAAAACTGGCGACGCTGAAGAAAAAAAAGCATTGATAGCTGCGTATAGCGCTTGGGAGGTATATATGAATTCATTCAGCGAAGAATCAGAGCAGGACTTTGATAATAAGGTTTCTTATTATAAGAATATGTAACTCTATCAAGTCCTCAACATAATAATATGTAATTTTCA